ATTCCTTCGGTAAGTATACAGGGCATATGTTATAAATTTTAAAAGGGAGCTTTTACACTCCCTTAGTTAATATTAAGCGTTAGTGTATTGAACAACGTGGTCGATGAATTTAACTGCTACTCCAGCCTTAAATGCACCAAATAAACGCCATACACGCTGGTCTTTTGAATACCATGCCTCGATGTTTTCTAAGTCTGATTGTAAGTCAGTACCGAATACTAAGTTAGAAGCGTAAGTTGCAATGATACGATTTCTTACTGCTGTTGGTACTGAACCTGTATCAACTGCTGCATCACTTAATCCTGGTACGCCTACAACCTTCATGTTAGTACCTGGGTACATTAATTCCCAATTGTTCCAAACATTATCAGTAGTGTATTGTGAACCATAAATTCCGTAAGTTGAAGTAATCTTAGCAGCTAATAATCTGAAAGTATCATAACCACAGAAAGCAACGATAGGCTCGTTTGCAATTGCAGCAGAAGGTACTTTTGCATAAATGTCATCAAAAATAGTTAAAACGTTTGTTGCATTTAAAGTAGAAGTTGATGCCGCTACTGCTGTTCCTGCTGTGTCAATTGTTGCTAACCAACCATTCATTTGTTTTAATACAGTTGAGTTAGTGTAAGTAGTTTTACCTGCCCAAATCATGTTCTCAACGTTACGAGCAACCTGTGCTAATTTTCTATCAATAATGTTTTGTGCAATTGATAAAGAATCATTGTTTGCTCCTGCTGGTAAATACTTTTGTGTGTAATAAGTATTTAAGTCTTTTAAACAGAATTGTTCTGCAAAGTTAATACCTACAGTTGCAATAGATACCTGTGAAAAAGTAGTAGTTCCTGAAGTTGTGAATGAACACGCTTCTGCTTGGAATGGTACTGTACTTTCTAATACAGGGATTTTTTCTGTTGACTTGATACCTGTACGGATGTCAACTCCTTTTCCTAAGGTTACACCACCTAATATTGCTTTGGTGATGAGGTCTGCTCTGTTTTCTTCAACATAAGCAGTCATTGAATCAAATGAAAATGCCATTTTTTTTTTTGTTTTATTGGTTAATAGTTATATACTTTTTTTCTAAATTCTTCTAAACTTGTAGTGTTTGATTTTTTAAAGTTTTCTTTTGAAGTTGACTTTGGCTCAACACTTGGAGCATCTGCAACTTTTTCAATCAATGAAAATAACTTTCTGTTTAAATCTGTTTGTGCTAAGATAGATGCGTTTGCAGCTTCTAATGCTTGATTAGATAAACCTAATGCAGCCTCTAATTTAGATAGTCTGTCGTTTAATTCAGCAAACTTCGCTTCAAATTGTTCATTGTTATCAGATGCCATTTCTTCCATAACAGGTTCTTCCATTACTTCTTCAGGTTCAATGCCTTTTACAAATCCGTTTTCAACGTAAACTTTCATTGGCATTTCATTTACCATGATAACCATTTCAGTTACTTCAACTGGTAAGTCCATAACGCCATCAGGAGTTATTACTTGTAGTTTAGAACCGATTGCGATTTCTTCTGTATCAGTACGAACAATAGAACCGTCTTTTGCTTTGTAGTCAGCAAATTTCAAGTCTTTTACTTCGTCTTGAAAAATATCCTTAAATAATTCTTTCATATCTGAAAAAACTTCTTTGAACGTTTGTTTTTTATTTTCCATTATGTTGTTTTTTTATAAAGTACATTAAATTCATTTAGTTGCAATCTCTGCCACTTTTTTTCTCAAGTTGTGTATTCTATCGGCTAATGATTCGATAACGCTTACAGGCGCATCTTTTAGCTTTCTATGGGCAAAAGCACCCTCAACACTAAATCCTTTAAACACTCCTGTTCTTATAAAGTCATTCCAAACTTCGTTATTGTCTACTTTGAAAGTTCCGAACCATGAACCTTCTGTTAATGTAGGATAGCCTTCAGGTGTTTTTATTCCTCTACTTTTGTCAATGATAAAAGATTCAACCATGTAAACTCCATCAACTTGTCTTTCGCTATCGTGCATCATGTTTACATTATGAGTAAAGCCTTTTTTAAAAAATCTTTGTGCTATTTTTTCAATCTGTTCTTTGTCAAACACTACATAGTACTCTCCGCTATCATCCATACGATAGATGGGCAAATCGGAGATCATGAGTGCGCCGCTTATTAGTCTTCGTTCTTTATCTGCAAAGAATTTAAACTGAGCTTTCATGTTTTGTTCATCCCATTTTGAATAACAAATAGCAGCAGCCTGTTCTTGTTCTTTTCCGTTTCCTATTTCAACAGAAATGCAACGTGAAACAAATTCATCTTTGCTTTCTCCTGCTCTTGGATTAACAACCATTTTTTCTCTATCAATTTGCTCTAATTTTCTTTGCGCCCATTCAATTCCTGCATCTCCACCCCATGCTAACCACATTAAACGACCACATCCATCGCCTAACTCTTTTTGTGAGTTTTGTCTGTGCCTTTCAAATGCAGCCATTCGTGCAATTGTATCTCTACTTATAGCTTCACCATTAGCTAATTGATTTGCTCTAATCTTACCTACAGGAGTTCCACAATCACCCCATCCATTTTCTTCTGCATATCTTAAAGCTATTTTAGCATTCTCACTTGCTTGTTTTGGGTAATCAGTATAACTTTCAAATTGATGTTCTTTAAAAGCATGCCAATTAGTTTCTATTGCAGGTTGGTCTACTAATGCAATATACTCAACTCCAAGTTCATCACTATCATCAATTACTAATTTATAAACTGGTAAATTTTCCATGTTATCCTATTTTTGAATTATTACTTAATTTGTTTACTCTTTCTGTTACTGCTCTACTTTCACTTTCTACTACATACGCTTTCATTGGTGCTGCTTCTCTATTTCCTTGTCCTGCTACTGTGCCATCAGGATTAAGTTGAGTTACTGTGTTTTGTGCTGTTAATCCTTGAGGGGGCTGACCACCACCACCGCCTTGACTAAACGTTCCTAAGTTACCACCACCACTACTTGCTCCTCCACCTCCACCTTCAAATTTTGTTTGTGCTATCTTTGCTATGTTTGTTGCTGCCGTTACTCCTGCTATACCTGCTGCCACATATCTTGCAGGACCAACTAATGTAGGGTCTGCCAATGCAGTCATTACTGATTGTACTCCGTTTATAGTTGCTTGAGCTAATTGTAATCCTTTATTAATTTGAAAACTTCTTCTTGCTTGTTGTTCGGTCTTTTTAGGTAAAGCATCATTTAAAGCTATCAATGCTCCGAGTGCATCTGATGCCATTTTCATTTCAGCCATTAAAGCATTATGCTTTATCTCTTTTAACTTCTTTTGTTTTTCTTCTTCTAACAAAACAAGTTTTTCAGCATCCCCTTGAGCTAATCTAAATTTTTCATTATATTCTTGTTCTAATGCTGCTGTAGCTTGTTGCTCTGCACCTCTTATTAATCCTATTCTTATAGTATTGTTTTCGTTTATTCTTGCTATCTGCGCATCCCTTAACTCTTTATCTTTTAGTTGTAAGTTTTGCTCTATTTCCTGTCTTTTAGCATTAAACTCTATTTCAGCATCAACTCTCGCTTGTGTACCTTCTTTTGATAAATTAATTTGGTTTTGTAGTCTTTCTAATTCAATAGCTGATTCTTGTTCTAATGCTTCCCTTTGTGCTTTTATTCTTTCAATGTTATTGAATATTTGGTCGGCTGCAAATTTATTAGCATTTACATTTAATTGTGCAGTAGCCTGTGATTGTGCTTTTAACATTTCATTGTACTCTTTATTCAGAGCCAAATCATTCATTTGCTGTTCACTTCTCAATCCTGCTATTTTTGCTCTTACTCCATCTACATTTGCCAATGCTTGAGTTAATGCAACTTGATTATCAATTGTTTTATTAAGGTTATAATTTAACTGCGCTGCTCTAACCTGTGCGTTTGCAGCAGCCAACATTGCTTTTTCTTGTTTATCTAATGTTTCTTTTAAATCATTATTAGCCTTTATCCTTTCAACAATAGAATTTCTTTCATCATCTCTTCTTTGTCTTAATAATTCAGCTTCTCTATCGTATTGTTCACTTAATCTCGCTTGTTGAGCTGCTGCTAACTTTGCTTGATTTTGTGCTTCAACTAATGCTTTATTTTGGTCATAAACACCTTTAACATATTCAGTAACAGCATCTGTTGCTTTGTTAATAACCTCAACTGTTTTATCTACAGTATTATTAACTCCTGTAATTATATCAATAGATTCTTTTCCTGCTTTTTTAACTGATTCCCATGCACCTGAAAAGTCACCACTAAATAATTTACTTAATGCTTCACCTAAATATCCAAATGTATCAAGTAAAGAATTAAAACGTTCAATAAGATTATCAACTATTGCTTGACCTAATGCCTTTATACTTTCTAATGGATTCTCAAATATTTGCTTAAAAAAATCTACTACCTTTCCAGCATTATCAAAAACAAAATTAAAGAAATCACGAATAATGGTGCTAATAGTACCCATCACCGCATTAAATACATCCATTACCTTTTGATTACTCATAAAGGCATCTTTAATTAGATTGATTGCTCCTGCTATTAATCCAATAATGCCCAAAGATTTAGCCATGTTAGTAGCCATCTCTTTGAATGAACCTGATGCCTTCTTTGCGCTATCATCGGCTTTCTTGCCAATTTCATCAACTTTCTTTTCTACTTGCTTAACTCCTTTGACTGCTCCACTTGCATCTACTTCAACTTGTAAAACTACTTTCTTTGCCATTTCATTTTCTTTTTAACTTTTTTTTGAAAGGAATCATTTTTATAAAGTGATGCGATTGAATAGGCTGCTTTAAATCCTACCTTTAAATCTTCACTAATTTTTTTTATTGTCTCTAACATATAAGTACCAATTATGAATAAACTCGTATTTCTATACTTGAATTTGTCAATTTACCATCTGTTGCTGTTCCGCTTGAGTTATAAGTATAAACAGCTATTGTGTTTGAATTTTTTCTTCCCGCCATTGCCTCTCCATTATCTGTAATAGTTAAAAAAGCAACTGTTTTATTTTCGGTAAACTCCCCTGTTACTGTTCCTAAGTATTCTCCTGTTGTATCTCTAGTCCATACTATCCCCGAGCTTAATGTATTTTCTAAAACGTATGCAGTTGGATCATTTGTGCCTGTTTGATTTAATAAAGCAACATACTTTTTATAATTAACACTGTTTAATGTTTTAATTCCATTGTTATAAGTTACATTGGATTCTGTTACTGTTATTCCTGAACTATTTGTTACACTTACATTTGAAACACCGCCTAAAACATTAACTCCGCTCGAACTTGTTATTGTTACATTCTTTGAACCTATACCAATAAAGTTATTATTGCCAGTTACTATTATTCCATCTCCACTTTGAATTACGTTATTTCGACCACTAACAATTGCGCCTTCAGGATAAAAGTTATTATTGTATCCGCCTGTTATTCTACCAGTTGGTGCTATAATATTTCCATTGTCTTCTATACCGCCTTTATTATCAAATCCATTATCATCAATGTAAGTAGGTAAAGTTTTTAATTTAATAAACTCACATTTTGTAGGTTGGTTATTTATTCTATCATAATCAATTATTTTGTTAAGTCTCCAATACTCATTTTCAAAAAAGAATGTATCTCTAAAATCTAAACTTTGAATGTCAAATTCATTAATTAAAAAATAACCTGTAAATAGTTTACTATCCTTATCTGCTATTTGTTCAATATAATCTTTCCAATATTTATTGTAAAGGTTATTTGATGTATAACGTGAAGGTGTATAATAAACTTGTCTAGGTATTCCAAAGTTTAAATCTAATGTTGGTTCTTGAACATCATCTAAATGTCCTGCGTATGGATAATCGTTTCTAACAGTTGTACCACTTGTTGCAATATGAGACCAAGGATAACTTGTTTGTTTTAAACCACCATAATATAATATTCTCATATTAGATCCTGTAGGTTTTATTTGACCGTTATTGTCAACTGTATAAATTTTAGATAATACTCTATCATGTCCAATTGTATCTACTAATGGAGTAGGACTAAAAATTAATTCTGTTTTAACCTCACCTTTTAAAAAGTCATTTTGAATATCATAACGTTTTTCTCCATAAATTTCACCGTATTTTGACTTGTACTGATTATTAAAGAAATCAGTATCTTCTTTGTAAGTAAATAGGTAAGTTTTATTGTTTAACTCACCCATCGGGATAATCTTTGTTTCTTTTGAGTAATCTAATTTTTCCGACCAGTCACGTGTAACTCCACTTGAATAAAATGTCGGTCTTGGTTCAATATAAAGTTTATTAGGATTAAATTTATCAACCTCAACAAATAGATTAAACATTTTAACTATCGAGTTGAAAAAATCACTTTGCTTTACATTGTCAGGTAAATTATAATTCAAATCAACTTCATCATATTCTTGAATGTTATTATCAGCAGGAAAGCCTGTAAAATAACTATTTAGATTAATATTTACATCAACATAAGAAGTGGCGCTTGTTAATTGTCTTGAAAAAGGAGAAACTGTATAATAAGCTCCATGTCCAGTTGGTGGAGCTGGTAAATTAGACCTATCAAATTTAATTTCAATAATATCATTTTCATCAACAAAAGATGTTATTTCTAAACTGCCATAAACTTCAGGACCAGTAGTACCACTTGAAATAGTTACATCACTTATATTATAACTTGCTATTGCAGGAATATTAAAGGCATTCTCAACTTGTGAACTAGCATAATTTATTGCTAAATAAACTGGTACATTAGCAATAGATTGATATCCACTACCTTGGTTTAGTGGATTTTTTACTATTTTAATCATTCCCAAAGAACTTGAATTAACTCCAGCCGTTGCTGTACTTGGGTAATGACTTGCACTGCAATAAAGTTGAGTTTTAAATGTATAAACTCCAGACCTTGGTACAATAAAAGTATTTAGATTAGTTCCGCCATTTATATCGTAAAAATGATTGCCATCATCAAAATTAAGACCTGTTGAATCATTTTGAAAGTTAACTATTATGTTTGCATTTTGTGAACCATCAGGTAGTGAATTTGCAAAAACTTTATTTATACTTAAAGTTTGAACTGATGTTTTTTCAGCTCTAAAACTTCTATCTCTAACTTGTGTTGTATTTAATTTTAAATCACTTTTGCCATTGTAAGGCATGATTAATCTTTTAAATAAATCACTATTGAAGAAATTTGATTGGTATGTAAATCCAGCTTCACTAAACATTTTATCAATAATTGTCTTAATGTAAATAGCAGGATACATGTGTTGTACTCTAAATTCACTATTAATTGAATTACCGTAATCTAACATCGGATATACGAATCCATTGCCTACTGGTCGATACCAACTTAAATACTGCTCATTTAATGTATAAGGATGGTTAAATTCAGTTAAATCAATATTTCTTAAATACTTATTAGTAAAAAATTGATATACATTCTGCAACTCACCAAAGAAAGCTACCTCATATTCTATCTCATATTTATCAGTAACATTAACATTTAACAATTGACAAATGCCTTTGAATTGTGTTGCCTCATTATAAGTTATTTCTGCTATTGCTTTTAAGTTCGGGTTAAAATTTGGAGTAAAGTTAGTAGTGCCTGTACTATTAATGACTGCATTAACATTCCATATATTCGAAAACAATTCATTATTAAAAGTAGAGCCTGGTAATATAACAGTCTTGCTCCATGTAGTGCTGCGCTTTTCAGGTTCTCTAATATCAGCAATATTAAAGTTAAGAGGTATTGAAACATCTTCTTTTAAATCTATCTGCTCGTTGTTAATGTAAATTTTAGTTAAAATCATCTTCTTTGTCTTTTTCTGTTTTGTGAGTAAGTAAATGAAACCACTAAATTAAATAGCTGCTGACTAGCTTCGTATTTTGTTTGATAACTGCTATCTGTTATGTTGACTGATACTAAATTACTGCCATCGTAAATATAAACATCAGGACTTGTTACTAATTGTTCTAACCAAATGCTTTCAGCTTCTGTAATCCAATCACTATTGATTGTAATTGTATCGTCTAATATTGTTTCATATTGGCTTAATCCTCTACTTGTAGTTGAGTAGCTATAATTAGTGCCACTCCATTGATTAGGATTGCTTTTGTAAGTGTTTCTTTTAATGTTGGTGTTTTTAGTCATTGCACCTGTAAAAGTGTAATAATCGTACTTACCATAGTTATTCATAAACTTAAAACGGATAGGTGTGTACTTTGAGCAAATATCTTCACCAGGATATATACGGATTGTTTCACTTACTATCGTTCCTGTGCTGTTTTTAATTCTTAAATCATAGTATTCCCAATTAACAACGAAGATAGGTGTTGAACCACTTGACAAGTCTGCATTAACTAATGTAGTTAACCAGTCATAATCTACTCTTACATTGATTGAACGGTCTTGCCTATTGGTTATTGATGTAAAAGGATTAGCAACTGTAACTGTATTAAATATTGTACCTTCATCATAAAAACTTATAATCTCTAAAAACTTTGCCTCATTTGCAGCATCAGTCATAAAACCTAAAATAAGTTTTTCACCTGTTCTTGATTCAAAAGTTGGTCTGTCAGTAAGAAATTGACTTGAACTATTTTCAAGTACATAGGTGTTAGTTTGGAAATCTAAAAAGTCTAACGGACTGAACACCCCATTAAAACAATAACCTGAACTTGTTGTTAAGTTAGGATAGTTCGTAATTCCACTACTTGGACCATATTGCTCACCAAATTGAACTATATAAGATGCTATTGAGTTTACACATTGTTTAAATGTAGTTGTATTGTCATCTGCATCTCTAGTTAAAAAGTTTTGAATGATACCTGCCACATCAAATGTTCCATAGTTGTTACTTGGATTTCTGCCTACTTCCAATCTAGTATAATCACTTGATCCATTTACATAAATATCTGCTATGTAACGAAAATTAGATTGAGCAACGTTTGTTGAACTCAAAGTAAAAACCATTTGATTGTAAACTGGTGCGTAGCTGTTAGGTGTATTGTATATTGTTATTGCCATTTGTCTTCAAATCCTTTTGTTAATTGTTCCTGTAAATAAGGTATTTCATCAGTCATAAATCTTTTACCTTTATATCCAAATCTTTTAATAGTTCCTTTTTTAAGAATGTTTGTTGCTATTGCATAAGATAGTGAGCGTTCCTTTTCTTTACTTCCCGCCAATGTTTGTAATTCAGGTTTATAACCTATCCACTCTAATATCTTTGGTTGCAGTTTTTTTCTATTCTCTTTTGTATATCCTTGTGGTTTTGTACCTTCCTCAACACTTTCAAAATAATCTTCTGCTTCTATTTTTACATTTGTAACTCCATCAACTGTTTTTCCAATTGGTAATGCCTTAATAGATTGAAATAAATTACCACTCGCATCTAATTTATACTTAATTAAATTATCTCTTGATTTCTTTAAAAAGTCATTTATGGCTTCGGTAATTAAATCAGTATCACCTCCAATGTTTTCAGCCATTGAAAGAAAGTCATCTAACTCCTTACTGTTCTTTATTGCCATTTTACTTTGTCTTTTAAATAACTTAAATAGTTTAAGAAACTAACTACATTCATGTTTAAATAGTAATCCCACTTTGTCCTATCGTTTTGACTAATCGCATCAAGTGTTAAATACCAACTCCAGTATTCTGCATGCTTTTGTTGCTCAGTTCGCTCTCCATTATCTTCATCACTTCTTGTGACTGCTTTTCCAAATAGTCCTCTATATCTGTTTGTAAACTGGCGATAACCGAGCAAAAAAAAACTGCAATCGGGTAAACAATTCCAACACTCATTTTTTTTATTAATGCTACCTTTTCTTTGTAGTTCAATTCAATTTCTCTTTTTTTAAACCACTTGTATTCAAAAGGCTTAATAAATATAGACGTTATTTCGGGAAGATTATTAATAATTGTATCTTCATTTTCAGTTAGTTTGCTTAAACTTATAAAATCAGCTGCGCTTAAATTTGTAATATCATAATTAACTACCCATCTGTATTTATCATGTTTAAATGTTTGTAGCTCCTTTGGAAACTCCATTTTAAATATGAATTGTATTTCATCTATTAGCTTATTAATTGAATCAATATTTATTTTCATTAACTCATTTACTGATAAGCATGAAAGGATTGAAATTACTCTAATCTTTTTTTCTGTATCTTCTAAATCCTCATCTCTAACAATATCATAGATTAAAGGAAATTTCTCTATTGAGATATCATGCCAGCTATTTGGTAATTCAATTGTCATCATTTTAAAAAGTACCTTTTAATTATATTATTGTGTATCTGCCTGTTTTGTATTTAGAGTAAGCGTGGAAACTTAAACATGATGCCATAACTCCGTCATCGTGAAAACCACTTGTTGCTGAATATTTAATTACTCTACTTTTTGGATTATATTCGTAAGTAAACATTTCAAGTTCTTTGTCTAGCCAGTCAACATTTAAGAATTTAACTTCTTTGTTTTGATTTGCCACTATTAAACTTTCAACTATTTCTTTTTTACTTTGATTAGTAGTTACAAATGGTTCAATAGTGCAATAACTTGAACATTCCTTTTGTAGCATTTCAAAAATAACATCTCCAATAGAGTTAACCTCAACCAATGCTGTTTGGACATTATTGGTCCTTAATCCATTTGCAATATTCTTTACTATTGTGGACCAGTCGCTATGTCTCCAACGTTGAATATAGAACTGTTCGCCTTTCTCATTGAATATAGAAAGTACCGAGTAATCATCTGCCCTTCCTAAGTCAATCCCTGCAAATGCTTTTCCATAAGATTTGTTATCTGTTAATTGTCGGTTATTGAATAGCATTGCAGAACCATCAATGAACTCAGCTAAGTATTCCTGCCTGAATATCATTTCAGGTAAGGTTAACTTTGCATCGTCTATCTCAGATGGGTTAATCATTGGGTTATCGTACGAAGTCATTGTGAATGACTTGTACTGCTCATTAGTGCCATCCAATTGATGCATCTTATAAAAGTGGTTTTTGCCTTTTGGAGTTGAAATTAAAAGCACCTTTTTACCTTTTACGAGTACAGTTGCTCTTAATACTTCAGTCCATGCCTTTTCATCCATGAAGGCAAACTCATCACATACTAAATAATCGAATGTGAAGCCACGAATATTATCGTATCTTTCAGCACTAAAGAATTGAATGGTTGAGCCTGTGATGTATTCGATTATTAACTCTGACTGGTTAACCTTTCGGTATATCTCCATTCGTTTTGCAAATGCCTTAAACGTTTCTTCAAATACTTTTTTTGATTGTTTGTAAACAGGACTTACCCATGCTATTTTACAGCCTTTATTATTTAAAGCCCAAAATAACATTTGATTCAATGCCAATAAAGTTTTACCGAACTGCCTTCCTATATTAATAACATAGTATTTTTCAGTTCCGTTATTTATTGCATTATGAATTTTCCTCTGATTCTGATGTGGGTTGTATAGTATTGCTTTCGCCAAAGTCAGCTTTAAATTTCATATTTCCTGTTATCTTCACATCCTGCTGCTCTATGTAGCCTCTTTTCTTTGCTTTACATTTTAAATAGAACATTGTTGATAGTGGATTTCCTTTTTTTATTTGCTGGTGCAAAGCTGATTCCGCAAAGTCCAAAGCTACATTGTCAATCTCTTTTACAGATTTCTTATAGTTTTTGTCTTTCTTTAACCAATCATAATGAGTATCACGATTTATACCAACTTCCTTACAAGCTGTAGAAACAACGTTTAAATGCTTTTCTAAGGCTATAAGCATC